ACTCCTGCTCCATCTCTTTTTGCTGCATTTAAATCTCCAACTTCAGTCCACGCTGATCCATTCCAAGATTCACATCTAGTATCGTTACCACTTGGACTTTCACCACCAAAAGCTAAAGCAGCTGTATTATCAGCTCCAACACCCATAACCTCTTTTACAATTCTATTTAAGTCTCCAACTTCAGTCCAAGAGGACCCATTCCAACTTTCATTAGTTGCTACACGAGTAGTGCTAGCAGTTCTTCCTGCGTATGCTAAAGCTGATGTATAAGTCCCATTACCAGCCAATAACCTTTTTGCAACATTTAAATCATTTACTTCTGTCCATGCTGAACCATTCCAGCTTTCTGTGTTTGCAACTGCTGCAGTGCCATCATAACCAGCAAATCCTAAAGCAGCGTTTTGAGCTGTTCCAGCGCTACCCATTTGAGATCTTGCAGTATTCATATCAGTGCTAGTTGTCCATGCTCCAATATCTGCACCAGCCCCAATCCATTCTTCTGTTTTAGCTATATCAGCATTACTTTGTGATCCACCAAATTTTATGGCGGATGGCACCGTTCCATTTCCTGCAACTTGGTAAGAATTTTCACTTACGTTAGTTGTTTCAGACCAAGCTGACCCATTCCATAATTCAACATGATTTATGTCACCACTAGGATTAACCCCTGTTATTGCCATAGAATCACTATTACTTGCTCCTGCACCTGCATGACCATAACGAGCATTAGTTGCGTCTGCAACTTCAGTCCAAGCGCTTCCATTCCATATTTCTGTATTTGTAACACCATTAGGATTTACATATCCCGCCATAAGTATGGCTGAAGTTTGTGTTCCTGCTCCTGCACTTAAACCTCGCCCTGTATTTAAATCTGCAAGTTCTGTCCAAGCAGATCCGTTCCATGATTCATTTAAAGCGCCTGTTGGTCCTGGCGCTGGTCCTCCAAAAAATAAAGCAGATGTATAACTTGCACCAGCTGCTCCTGCTCCACGCCTACCTGAATTTAAATCTGTCGTTTCTGTCCAAGATGTTCCATTCCAATTTTCAACTAAAGCAAAAGTTGGAGTTGGTGTACCTCCAATAGCTACGGCAGCTGTATAAGTCCCTACACCTTTAGGTTTTCTAGCAGAATTTACATCTCCAACTTCAGTCCAAGTTGCACCATCCCATTGTTCAACGTTAGCTATAACAGGTGGATCATCATCTCCTGATATACACAACGCTTGTGTTCCTGTGCCCGTTCCTCCTGAAGCTCTTCTAGCAGTGTTTAAATCATTACCAGTTCTCCACGCTCCGGTTGTCGTTACTGCTGATATTCTATATTTAAAATCTATGTTGGTAGAATCATAAAATATTTGATTTTTTTGATCATCAGATAAATTACCCGCATTGTTTCGGACTGCCGTCCCAACGATATCTTTATAATCTGCCATGATTAATTATTCTTCAGCAACCAACCTTGCGTAGAATCTGTATACACCAGTGTATTTGCTGCTCTTTCTGTTGAAATTGTTAAATCATCTGTAGAACCATGAATCTTTTCTGAACCATTTGCAGAGACTGTAAATGTGTAAGTGTCAAATGTACCCGCATAATCAATAAACGCAATCTCATCGCCTAATGTTCCTGCTGGTAAATTCATAGTTATAACATTACTAGTTGTATTTACAAAATAACCTTCACCAGCTGATGCTGTGAAAGTAGAAGTTTTTACTGCTTGCCAAGAAGTTCCTGCTGCTGCAAAAGATAATTGACCAACAGCTGTTGTTCCTGAACCAGTTATAGAATTTACTTTTAAAAATGTTCCTGCTGTTACGTTTCCAGTAGGGAAAATAAGTGTGTAACTTTGCGCTGCACTGTGTGCAGGTGATTGTAATTTAATACCATGTGAGTTGGATTCACAGTTAAGTTGAACTGTTCCAGCATTTGTTCCGCCACCGATTTCAGTTAACCCTGTTCCATTTGGATATAACTGCACGTTACCATTAGCTGCATCAACAATATTAATGTAACTTGAGTTTGTTCCTGAGTTTGTATCTAATCTAAGATCGTATGCACCACTTGATGTAACCGTTGCAGCAGCTGATCCCGTACCAACTACAACCTCACCTGTTCCTTTTGGTGAAATAGCTAAATCAATATTTGAGTCATCTCCTAATGCACTTAATTTTGGATCATTTCCTGTAGCAGCGTTTGTAACATTTAAATAGTTTACCGCTGAACTTGTAGTGCTAAAAAATAATTGTTCATTTCCATTTTCATCTCTTAGACCATGAGCATCGTCAAAGTCTATCATGAAAGAATTAGTATCTAAATTTCCACCTAATTGTGGTGTAGTATCATCAACAAGATCACTTGCTAGTGAAATTGTAGAAATATTTGGATTAGTGCCATCGTCTGCTTTTGCATATGCAATTACAGTTTTACCATTTGCAACTGTAGCAGAAGTTCCTGTACCAGTTGCATATTTAAATACAACGTTCTGTGAACCAGAAGTTGCATTTTTTAAAAAATAAAAGTTTTGAACATCTAAAGGTATTGTAACATTTCGTGATGCTGTAAGAGATCCTGTAAATTCTATAACTCTGTGTGAAAGAGTTGCACCAGTTGAACCATCAGAAACAGATAAAGTTGTATCTCCTGAATCAGAGACAGCCTGAGTTGTATAACCACCAGATATTTGTTCGATGATTTGTAAATTCGTATTTGTCTTCGTACCCCAAGTTCCTGCATTTTCACCAGTTGCTTGAAGTTCTACACCTAATGGTGTGTATGTTGATGCCATATTTTTCTCCTATGCAGCGTCACTATAACTTGTATTTGATCCTGTTGCAACATCCGAATAAGAGTCATTCGAACCCGTTGAAACATTACTATAAGACGTATTTGAGCCAGTGTCAACATCGCCGTAAGCAAATATATCAACAGCTCCTATACTAAATGTTGCTGATTGACCAGTTAATCCAACCTGAATATCTACTAAAGATATTGATCCTACGCTAGCGCTAAATGATTGACCAGTTAATCCTAAACCCTCCTCTACAGTTAAAGATCCAACAGAAGCCGTGGAAGACTGTCCTGTTGGTAAAGCTACAGCTCCTCCTAAACCTACGATAGACCCTAAACTAAATGAGGCTGATACACCAGAAATTAAAGCTGTATCGTTTGGTATTGTTACTGTTCCTAAACTTACTGTAGCTGATTGACCTGTTAAATCTGCTTCTTGATTAGATGATCCAATTGCAGTTCCTTGTTCAGAAGTTATTGATAAACCTGATGGTTGAACAGTATCGTTTGGTGCAAATGCAGTTCCTTGAGAAGCAGTGAAAGATACACCTGTAACACCAACAACCATATCGGCTACTGTAGGTGCTCCGACAGATGCTGTAATTGCATCTGAACTTAAACCTTGTGTTTGATCGTTTGGAGTTATAGCTCCAACAGAAAAAGATGCAGATAAAGTTGTTTCTATTACAACAGGATTAAAAGCCTCTCCTTGTGAAGCTGTAATTTCTTGACCGGTAGGTGTGAGTATTACATCAGGTATATCAACAGATCCAACACTTGATGTTATGGATAAACCAGTTGGAAGTGCTATTGCATCTTTAAGTTCGCCCCATTCACCATCACTCCAAGCTTGTGCACCCCAACCTGTTTTAAGAGTTGTGTCTGCGTTCCAATACGCTTGGCCCCAGGTGAACCTGCCCCATCCTGAAGTAGTCGACATGGTCGACCTCCTAAGCTAGTCTGATGATTGCTGTTGTAGCTGCTGCTGCTGGAAACTCGATTTTAAAAGTTCCATTACTTGCTGTCTTGTCACCACCAAATGCAATAATTGCTACAGCATCAGTAGTGCCTGAACCACCGTCTGTTGTTGTATTATAGATCATCGCACCGTTTGCAGTGAAAGATGCAGATGTATAAGTTACGTCTGCAAAATCTGTAAATGCTGTTGTAGAAGATAATGAAACCCCTTGATTTGTAAGAGTTGCACCACCTGCTGTGTAAGCAGTTCCAGATGTATTTGTGATTTCTTCAGAAGTTGAATAGTCTGTTGTAGAAGCACCTAAAGAAGCATCACTATCAAATAATGCTAATTTAAAAGTGTGTCCACCTGAAGATTCAAAGCTGTGTTTACCTTGTAAAAGTTCTTGTTTGAAACTTGAACATATTGCTGATGTTATTGCCATAATTTTCTCCTACGGGTTTACTGAGTTTACCGGTATTCGAACAGTGCCATCTGTATAGTCATCTCTTCTTCGTCTACCGACTTGCTCGTTAGCAAACTTCTGTACTTCTTGTTTATATTTATTTTCATATAAAGTCAACATATCTATCGGACCTTTTAAAAACCCATATGCCTCTGATAGACAGCAATATAATAGCCCATTTGGAAAGTTAAGACTAATATAATTAGTATCATCATTCTCTAAAAGATCTGGCATTTTATTAAAATGCACTCTAAATCTGTAAGTTGTGTTAGGAACTGGAGCTACAAATATTCTTCCTGATGTGGTGTCAGACTCTCCTGTAGCACCACCAAACATAGCATAATATTTAGGTTGACCTTGAGCAGCGGAGGTTCCTGTTACATCCTGATACTCCTGTAAATAAGTTAAATCTTTTTTCTCTAGCCATCTGTTAGCTCCTGTAATTTCAGATCCTGCTGTATCATAAACTTGTATACCTCTAATAAATACAGCTCCTGCAGGACAGTTTATAGATTCTTGTCCAGCTACAAAATTACCTAATTGTTGTTTTCTGTCTGCATCAATAGGCACATCTCTAAATATTCTATACTGTGCATTTAAAATTATATTCTCTAAAACAGAGTCTGATAAAACGTTAGAATCTGTTTCTGTATAACTTCTAATTTGTGTTTTTAATCCTGATGCACTTAATCCTGCCATTATCTTCTAATCTCCCTACAAACTAAACAACTAATTGTGTGACTAGTATGTTCCCAACACATTTGTTTTTTTAAAAGTCTATACCAAAAAATTTTTATTTTTTTAATCATGGTGTTATCGTAACTGGTCCTGCGGACACAGTTGGTCCTCCTGATTCTTCTGTTATACTAGGAGTTGCACCCAGTGTAAACGTATATTTATCTGTTGTAGTCACTGTTATACTAAAACCTGAAGAGTTTTCATACGTTGAAAAAGCTACACCTCCAGGACTACCTTGAACATTTCTAAATCTTACTGTATCGCCAGTTGTTCTTCCATGATTAGGTTCTGTTACTGTAACAGTTTGTGAACTTGCAGTTGTAGAGAAAGGATTATTACCTAACATAGCAGCAACCGCTGGCTCTATTCTCCCTGGTCTAACATTTCTCAAAGATATAGAATCGCCATTCATAGGTTTTGGTTCTAATTGTGGTTGTTTTGGTTCAAACTCTGATACGTGTACAAATGCACCATTCCATTCTCTAACCATTTCTTTGTATGGAAACTCCATACCAGATCTATCTGATATTGCTTTTGCGTATTTACCTGTTGCGTATTTTGCCATTATGATCCTGGGTAATATGCTTTAGGAGTAATGTGTGTGCTAGATGCAGAACCATCTTCTGCTAATGCTCTTGCAAACTCATCCTCATAAACTAGTTTTGTTTGTTGAATTAAATTTGGTTGATACTTCATAGATAGATAATACGCTAATCCTGATACCATACAAGGTACAAATCTAAATGGCACATCAGTTGCATTTGTGTAATCACCTACATCTTGTATTCTTTTTATGTAATAAAAATGCATATCTTTTGATGCATTAGAAGAATCAGGTGTTGGGTAAATATGCACTCTAACTTTATCTATAAATCTCTCTACCCAATATTGATTAGGTGTGCCTTTAGATAATTTGTTAGAAAAACCTGCATAAGTAGATCTGTCTACTTTAGTCATCGGTGAATCTGATTGTGTTGTTTGAGTTCTGTTGGATCTTAACTGTGCTTCAAGAACATCGGACATTCCATATATTCCATTTGGAGTAGATGTTGCACTTGTACCATCATCACTAGATCTGAAGAAATCATACTCTGCTTGTCCTTCAATTAAATCTAAATTAAGTTCATCTATTTCCCAATAGTGAATACCTCTATTGCCCCATTCTTGAAACAATATATTTAGTGTTCTTCTAGCGTTTTTTAATTGATAACCAGCAACATTTTGCTGACCTATTCGTTCAAAAGCCTCTTCTACTATTTCATCAATAGCAAAAGTTTTATCGAACGTTGTTGTTCCCGAAGTAGTATTAGCCATTTAAACTCCTACGATTCGTA